AGTACTTATTTGTTTGGGGTAAACTTTAGTAGACTAAAAGAGTTTACTCAAGAGACTAAGCAAAGACAAATTAAATTAAAAAGTTTTATAAATAAAAATGGATATAAAGTATACGATGAGAATGGAAAAGAAATAAGTATAGACTTACAATACTTTGGAAGTTAAAAAAAATAACCCACTAAGAGTCCGATTAAGGATTCCTAGTGGGTTTTTTATTTATGTTTTCTTAGGTAGTAAACCTTTCTTAGCGAGTAGTATTTTTATTTCCCTCTCAGCATTTGATCTTAATTCATTTGATCGTTGTTCAGTTACTCCATTAGCCATGTTCTCATTATAAACTAAATCTAACATAGCATCATTGATCTTAGGTGTGTTTGCTATTTCAGGATCTAGATTATACATTTCTACATATTCTTTATCCTTTATATCAGCACCCCTTAGTGCCAATATATTATATTCTATTGCCATAAGTTCCTCCTATGCAAAGAAATAGTCAGACTCTTGTATGTTATTAACATCTAGTTTGCCTAACTGTGGTTGTTGTATATCTAGATCCTCATGATCTTCAGATATTAACTCTTGTTCAAGCCAGTTGTAAAAGTTTTCTACATCATACATATCTATAAATATCCTCTTAGTTATACCAAGAAGATGTTCTACATCACATGCATGAGTAGAGAAGCTATCATGTACTGCACCAAACTCTCCATTCCATTGGTCTACTACGAGAGCCATATGACTTGCGTCGAGTGAGTGTATTACATTAGGTGATATCCCACACAAGAAACCTTGTATGTCAGGATAGTCAGTTGCTGCTTGAGCAACATGATTTATTCCTTGATGTCCACCAGTAGCTTTCTTAAACCCTGCTATAGTACCTCTACCTTTCTTACGTTCCATTCTAAACTTTGTGTACTCTACATCAAAGCCAGAAGGGGTTGTCCATTTGATTCTATCTGCACCATTACCATGTACAAGGATTGATTTGTATTTAGATGTAAACTTAACAAGTCTATCTAACTCCTCAATCTCCTCATCAGTAATGTCTTTTGTTTTAAACAGTTCTGATCTTCTCTTAACAGCTTCTTTGTATTCTTCTCCTGCTGGTTCTCCATCTTCATTTACTTTCTTGAAGGAACCAAGCTCATACTTTGCAAGCTCCTGAAGGTAACTCATAGTTTGTAGGGGTCCGGGACATACATTATTGATTGCTTTAATTAGTATCTTAGCAAACTTATTGCAGTCATCTTGAGTAATCCCATACTCTGTATGATAGTCTTCAGCTTTACAATCGAAGAACATGTTCTCAGCTATCTTCTTAGCACCTGCTGAGTATGCACGAGTCATACTACCACGTTTAGTAATACCTTTACGTATTCTTTTCATTGGCATACGACTGAGTATATCAACTAACCTCTCGTCTTCTGTAAGATTAATTAATTCTTTTGCAGTTTGTACATAGAAGTCTTTTTGTATCTCACTAGGTATTAAGCCTACAAGATCTCCTGTTTGGGTGTCTTTAGATATAGCACCTAAGTGCTGCCATCCATTGTTAGATCCATCAATAGGGATTGGAAGATGAGACATGTAAATTCTTTTATCCTTTACAGCTTTGTGGTAATCTGACCACTCAATACAACAAGCTAAGAATGTAACTATCTTTTCTGCTGTTGTATCTATCTCTCCATTTATCCCTAAGTCTATGATGTCATCCATATATTGATTCACCCATTGAACTCTATCATCTAGTGTCATCTTGTCTACTGATATATTATCTAGACCTTCTTCTTCTAGGTATAATTTGTAGTCTGCTTCGCACCACTCTGGTATCTCATCGATTCCATAGCTTGCATTAAAGCTTGTAGCTGTATGTACTGCTAACCAATACAGACCACCTTGTGTCATAGGTTTAGCTCTTGCGAACTTCAACATGCCACGAGATATATCTGATCCTTGATAGTTTAGGAATGGTTCTTTGTAGTACAACCGACCTCTGTAGTCAGCGTCAAGGTACTGATAGAATACATCTTCATCTTTCAGTATATTTGCTTTAGCTATAATGAAGCTCCACTCTAGAGCTTGGCTTCTACGCTTGAGTTCTTTTGCATCATTGTCTTCAAATGGTATTGAACTAGAGAACACTTCTTTATTCTTCTCAATAACTTCTAATACTCTTCTGTTTATTCTCCATCCAGAATTCTGTAGTTTGTTAATAGACTTTATGTATGGTCTATCTAATTCTAAATAATCTTTACCAGTCTTTCCTTTTATTACAGGGAACTGCATTGATCCAATCTTTTGCATCATGCTGTTGATAGATCTTGGAGGTACTACAGATGTATGTATTAGGTTTATTCTAGAGAACATTCCGGGTATGTCTGCTAGTTCTATCCACCGAGCAGTCGCAGATATTATGTAACTAGTATTCCTAGTCTTAGGGTAATAAATATCTACGAAGCCACAGTTATAGAAACCTTCTACGAATAGGTCACCCAATCTTATTTGATTGAGCCAAGTTAGTTCTCTACCCAGAGATCTACTTACTTCTCTACCTATCTTAGAAGATACGTTAGTTAGGTTGGCTGTACCTACAGGATTAGAACTACTACTAGTTGTGAATAGTATCTGTATCATCTGTAAAGATGACTTAACATACTTATCCATGTTCTCTTCGTAGTCTTTATCATACTGTAGGATTACAGCTCCAGTATTTGCTTTAGGGTTCTTACTATTTACAGTTCTCACTTTATCAATAAGGTATTCTGTAACCTCTAATAAAGGCTGCATATATTATTCTCCTACTATTTTAGGTGTAAATTGAAAACCTCCAGTTGCGTTTAGTCTACCTGTTGATCTGTCATATACAGCTGATCCAGCATTACCTGTAAGACCTGTAAATCTAGACTTGAGTACTCTAAACTTTATTATGTTACGTTCAGTATCATCTTCTGCTATTAAGTTCCTAGCAAAACTTATGATGTCAAACGAGATCTGTTTAATAGAACCAGATCCTTTAATGTCATCGATAGAGGCTAGCTTACCTTCTTCGAAACTCTTAGTTCCTCCTTGTGCTTTACGTAGGTGAGAGATAAGACCCAACCATATGTTGTGTCTCTTAACAATCTTAAGTAAGTCAGACATGATCTTATCAACTGCTTCATTACCTGAGAGTCCTTCAGATCCCTCAGAGACAGCGATAGTAATGTGATCTAGTACTAAGTACTTACAACCCATCAATGCCATGTATTCGATCTTCTCAATGAGACTGGAGTCGCTTACAGATCCTGCATGATCTAGTAGTATCAATCTCTCATCACCAAAGACTCTTTCGAATGCACCTCTAGTTTCTATTTCATTTACCATGTCAGGATTGTATGCTGACTTGCGTAACTGCATTGATATAAATTTCTCTGCTGTATCACCTACAGATTCTTCGAGAGATATAAGACCAATCTTATCTGTAGTTTTGTTTAGTAGATCAAGTATGATTTCTTTAATCACAGTACTCTTACCACTACCAGTACCACTAGTGAATAGTGTTATCTCACCATGTCTAATACCTTTTAGTTTATCATTAAGACCTGATAGACATGTTGGGTATGGTACAGATTCTATAAGTTGTCTCTCTTTAAACTGACCCCAGATTTGTTCACCTACAACTATCCCTGCAGGTGACCAAGGTTGAGCATCCCAAATACATTTTTGCAATGCTTCTGCACCCATTTCCTTTAAGACGTCACAGGCGTCCTTCTTAGGCAGGGTAGCGACCTTTACCTTACCCACCCCTATCATCTTAGCTACAGCTGCTGTACAGGCTTCTCCTGCCTCGTCCTGATCAAACGCTAGAATAACAGTATCGAACTTATTAATCCAATCTCTTTGCTCAAGTACTACTTTTGTAGCAGATGCAGAGGGTACAGAGACACAAGGATAAAACCTTTTGTACCTTTTGTAGAACGCTTCAGCAACTGCCATAGCATCTAACTCACCCTCAGTTATTACTAACATTCTATTACCAACTGATACATTCTGACCAAATAATTCTACGTTTGAAAAGTTACCATGTATTCTAAAATCTTTTGGTAATATTCTTTCTTTATAAGCTACTATCTCTCCCTTCTTTGTGTAAGGATAGTAATGTGACCCCGGATTTCCATCAGGAGTTGTTGACATTTTAACACTATAGTGATCTATTACTTCCTGAGATAGACCACGACTAGATACAGGGTAACTAGCATAACTAGAAATGTTGGTGATGACATCAGTATTTGTATAGGTGATTGGTTCATTCCTTTCCTCAGTTAATTTCTTTGATTTGTTGCAACTAAAACAAGTTCCAACTCCATCGTCGTAGGATGCAAACGCATCTGATGAGCCACAAAATTCACATGGACCCATTGTATATCTACTCATTGATACTCTCTTTCTGCCTTTAGCTTTCTATTCTTTGATCTATTCATCTTCGTTTTCATTTTACGTAGATTACTCTTCTTGTTCTTGCTCTTTATAAACTCTGACTCGAATATATTCTTCTCCTTTTGGGATGATTCGTTTTCTGAGTTTGATTTTGTATACTTTGTTATCATTGAAGTCCTCAAATATTCCTTGATATGTATCTAATATTGGTTTAATTATGTTGTCGAGATCAGCACCTCTGTTTGAGAAGCCACCCTCAACCTCGAATGTTACTTGGTTAATTCCAAAAGGCCACTCTACGTCCTTAAGAAACTCACTGATATCCTCTTGGTACTTAACATACTCAGGACTCTTGAAGGATCTCTTCCCTCTCGCTCCCAACATCTTGTTCGCACTCAGGGGTTTTATCTTGAATAGATGACTTAACATCTTCATATTCCTCCCATGTTTTAAGCATTGATAGTAGTCTTAGAGATATTTGAGGATCACCTGCATTATTGTCAGCCCATGCTTTCTTTACATGTCTCCACATCTTATCAGTTGCTATACCTTCTAAAAGTTTCTCAGCTTTCTTAGGACCAATACCTTTTATGCCCGGAATATTATCTGCACGATCACCAGTTAAGCATTGGATCATTAGAAGTTTATGTGCTTGATCATCATCTATAAACTCATAAGTATATTTATTAAAGTTGTAATGATGACCCGGAATTTGTAACAGGTCTTTATCAATACCTACTACTATATATGGTATCTCCATTTCACGAGCTTCATAAGCCCATATAGATACTAGGTCATCTGCTTCCATACCATTAGCTTGCACTGCTTCATATCTATTTATCATGTGTTTATAACCATGACCTAAAGCATCTTTTAGTTCTTTGTCTAGCTCTGGTCTATTACTTTTATACTCTTCATAAATTTTATTTCTAAAATTATCAAAGCCTTTCACAGCAACCTTCATTCCAGAGATAAAGAACTTAGATTGTATCTCTGACATTAGGTTGTCTATTATTTTACTTATCTCTTTCTTCTTTTTAGTTCTACATGCTGCTTTAAAGTATATTGAATCAGCATCTACGAGAAGACAAGCTCTTTGTTTCTCGACTATATCATCTTGCATACTTACTCCTTTCTTTATAAGTATCTTGATTTACATATGTCTTCACTGCATGACAGTTCTTACATAACACTCTACATTTAGAGAGTTCTTTCTTTACTGTAGTCCATCTCTTAGATGAGATAGTTCTACCCTCACTGACAGTGAACGCTTTCTTTCCGGGTTCTATGTGATCAAGGTCAAGGGCTACACCATTAGCATTGTAACCACAGTGTTCACAACCCTTTATCCTTTTCCATCTATGTATTATATCTTTACGATATCTTTGTCTTGCCCATCTAGAGGTGTACTTACAGCCATTGTAGTTCTTACCCTTCGGTATTCCTTTACTTGCCATTAGTGTACATCTGCGTAGCTTGTGCCTATTATGTAGTCACCACCATCCATACACTCAACACCAAATTTCTTAGGTGCTTCTCTGAAAGATTCCTGTAGTATCTCACCGACACGATCAGCATCTTTCTTTGAAGATACATATGCAATCTCGTCATGGTAAAATAGTCTAGGTTCAGCTTCTAGCTTCTCTTCTCTAATCTTTCTCATAGAGTAAGACAAAGCAGCTTTACACGTAATACCTTCAGTAGTTTGTAGTAAGTAATTTAGGCACTGATGTTCTGTTGTAGGGAACACAGGTCTACCATCCAGTGCAGGAAACCATCCAGCTCCTTGACTATGATATGTAGAGTTCCATGTCTTACCTATCCATTTTCTTAGTTCTTCTAATCCTTTGATACCTCTTGCAAACCTAGCTCTAGAATCTTTACCAACTCTAGCATTAGATTTACCTGTTAGTATCTGACCAAGTTTAGCATCACCAGCTCCAAATAAATAACAATATAAATAGTTTTTAGCTATACCTCTAGAGCATCCTAGTGCATCAGCATTTCTTTGATGTTGATCACCATAGCATACCTCATGTGTGAACTTATCATTACCAACGTAATGACATAGCGCACGTAGTTGATTACCAGAACTGTCAGCTCCGACAACAACCATATCATCGTCAGCTACGAATAGTTCTCTTAGTTCTTTACCATACTTTGCAGTAACACTTGGTAAGTTAACAATGACTTCGTGTCTTGCTCTGAACGTAGGAGTACCTATGACCCACATGTTACCATGAATACGTCCATCCTTTACCTGCTCCAACCAGCCTCGTATAACGGAGGAACGATTTCGTAAGGTGTAGTAGTCATCAATCATCTCCCCTATCTCACCGAGCTTTAGAAGCGATGTGGTAGTAAGTTTAGGTGTAGTAGTTACCCAAGTACCATCTGGTAGTCTTTTCCTGACAAACTCATCAGGTTTCCAACCTTTCTTTGTTAGAAGCCACTCTTTTACTAAATCCAGTTGACCTAGTGTCACACCATTTACAGTGAACCTTTGGAACTCTGTACCTGCTTCCATGACATGAGTATCTTCACACTTTACGTCATACCCAAAGTACTCAGATAGTATTCTTGCAGTTGATATAGTGTAATGACCATTCTTCTTGAACTTAGGTGTCTTAGGTGTTTTATCAATGTAATGTTTGTACTCACCCATCTCAGGTTCTATGATACTACATATAGTAGTCATCTTATCTTCCATCATTTTGAGATTCTTGTGAGCTAGATCTATATCAAATTTCCAACCTTTTTCTCTTGCAAGCACATTGAATTTTGCTGAGTCATGTTCTACTTTCAGACCCTCACTTATCAAAGGGTAGTTGTCCTTTATATCTGTAAACTCTTCCAATAATTTGTTGTATACATCAACATTCAACTTAACATCTTGGACACAGTATCGAAGCATCTCTCTACTGTAAGCACTCCAATCATCATAGTGGATCTTAGAGTTGTTTAGATGTTCTCCCCATCCTGCAAGACCTTGCTTGTGGGTACGTCTGTAGCGTAGGACTTGTGACATGATCCATGTGTCGTAACATTTCTTTGAGTTAAGATCTGTTCCATAGAGCTTGTCGACTTGAACGTTGTCAAATCCGATGATGTTATGCCCGATAAGTACTTGGGCGTTCTTGAGAAGCGATATCCCATCTTGGATAGAAGGGAGTTTATCGTCGTGGTCAGAGTATTTATATACAATTCCAGTCTCCATATTTTGTGCTACTAAGCACCATATTACAGTTGCGTCAAATCCATCTGTTTCTATGTCATAACATAGTTTCATATTATTTACTTTCTTTGTTTGTACACTTTGGACAAATTCTTAGTTTGTCAAAGTTCATTCTGTTATATTTTATTTTACATCTCATACATGTATATTCAGCTTGAAGTTTTTCAGCTATAAAGTCCCAGTAAGATAGACCTTGTAGTCGCACTTCTTCTTTTTCTTCTTCATATGTCATTTGCTTCTTTACCTTCGAGTTGATTGATACGCATTTCAGCATATCGTATGACTTTTCGTAAGTCTGTTATCTCTGATGTTATTTCATCTTGACCATCATACAATTTGAAACCAGCTCTCATGGCATACTTTACAATATTACCACGCCAGAACTCTGCACCATTTTGCATAATAAAAACAATAGGTTCTATAGCCCATCTCGTATAGTGGTTTGGTCTTTCTACAACATCTTGTGTCATAACATATCCTTTCTTTTTATAATTTCTATATACCCCTTAAAGAGAATACTCTCTATTATCACGCAAAGCCAAGAGGAGTTAACATGGCTCATAAAATACATCCAAATAGTTTAAAGAACCTCAAGCCGTTGCTCACTTCTGAGAATGCTAGAGAGTACCAGTTAAAAGCAGCTGCAAGTCGTAAGGCAAATAACCTTGCAAGAGAACAGTTGAAGTTAACAGTTAAACAATTTAAGGAATTCAAAGATTCTTTTGAAGAGAACCCTGTAGGTGCAATAGATATTCTTCGGATACTAATGGTTAAAGCATTAGATGAAGATGATCTAGTACAAGCTGCAGACCTTGCGAAGTCTCTTGCAGAGTTTGAATCGCCTAAATTGTCTAGGATAGATCAGACAAATACAGAAGTATCTGTAGATGAATTGTCTGATGAAGAGTTGAATAGAATGTTAAAGGAAGTATCTAGTAACATTCCACAATAATTGTGGCGCGAAGCGACACGTATGAATGCGATGCCGGGCAAGCCGATGTCGGGCTTTCATAAAAAATTAAAAATATACAATAACCCTAAGTACTATTACAGTACCTAGGGTTTTTTTTATTTTAGCATAAGTTATCTATATCATCTAATAATAGTTTACCTATTTCAGAGTCTATACCGAATTGTTCTTTTATATAGTCTAATGTTAGATTTTTGAATTCACTCCAACCAGCATTGAACTCATGATGTTTTAGATCATCAATTTCTGTTGCAAGTTTATTTATATCAACCATCATTATCCTCCAAAGATTCTAGTTCTGAACCGATAGCCCATAGGTTTTTAACACCCCAATGAGCTGATTCTAATTCTTTTAGATCACTTAACCATAAATCACTACAATCTTGTATTGTAAATAGAGCATTTTCTACGACGTTATATAATTTTAATATAGCATCTCGTTCTTCTGGGTTAAGTTTATTGAAATTATCCCATTTCATTTGTTTTATCGTATTTCGTTTATTTATATTTTCTTTACTTAAGTAATTGAAAGCCATTAGTCTATCCATTCTATTAAGCTGATACATTCTTGAAGAGTGTCAAATTCTTTTACATCTCTTTTGTAATAATTTCCTTGATCTTTTAACATACAGATTACGTCTTTTTTGAAATCATCACGACCATCTACGAAACCCATTTCATAGGATTCTGACATTGCTTCATGTCTTTCTAGTTGGTGTAGCATTTTTATCCCTTTCTTTAGGTAGTTTGGTTATATCATCAGACCAATCGTCTGTTGGATCATTTGGAACTTCGGGTTTTTCTCCGAAGTCTTCTTTTTCTACACTCATATTACACCTCTCGGTTAGTTAGGAGTGTCCTCATTTGGAAAGATTAAATCAAATACGACTTTTACAGTACCTCTTTTTGCTGCACCTTCCATATCTAATACTAGGAAATCTAATGGACATGTTCTTAACCATAGATATAATTCTTTTGCATTCTCTTGTGTATTAGTCATTTGTCATCTTTCACTGGTTCTATGACAAGTACTTCTTCTTCTACAGTTTCTGACCAGTCATCTGGTGCAACTTGGAAAGCCATACGTGCAAGTGCGTCTGCTACGTCATAGTCATTGTCCATGTCTTCATCAACTTGTAGTTGGAACTCGTATTTGCCACTAGGTTTACGATATACTTCTACAGTAAAGAACCATTCTGGTTCAGGCTCTTTACGTTTTCTAGCAGGGAAGTCTATGATGTTCTCATCATCTACATAACCATTATTTTCTGGTTTGTTTGGATAGCTCATTACTTATCCTCTTCTAATAGTATTATTTGTGCAGTTTTAAGTTCACCACCCACTAGTCTTTTCCATTCTTCACAGGCTTCTACTTGTGCATGTTCTGGGTCTTTGGCAGTGACATATACACTTCTTGTAACTTCACCAGTTACTAACACTGCATAGTTTTTCATTCCTTATCCCTTTCTTCTCTATGAACTTTAAGAACTTCGGTAGCAATACTTACTATTTGAGATCTATGTATTCCAATATCTGCTAGTTCTCTATCAGTTAGTCTATTTAGTGCATTGATAGTACATCTGGTGTTATATCTTTGACGCATTCGTTCTATCATACTTCTAAAGTTTATTTGCATTTTTATTTCTCCTGATTTTTTCTAGAGCATGATATAAGTCATCAAGCATTGTTTTCTTCATGATAATGAGGTCTACTCTAGATTCATCGTGTGGATCTTGTTGTCGTATCCAGTATGAGTCATTTGTTTGAGACACTTCTATATCATAATCTTGACCACTTGGGTCTAGTAATGTGATGATAGGAGAATCGTAATCGTATTCAATTGTGAATGTCATGAGTAGACCTCTTTTTGTGTTTAGATTTTCTAATTAGTTTCTTAGTTTTATCAGCGATAATCCGTAGCCTGAACTTTGGATTACGCAAAGCTTTAGCTACAGGATTACGCTTTTTCATATTATTCTGAAGCTTCTGCTGGTGGTTCAATTGTAGGTTCTACGTATGTTGCATCACCTAATAGCAAAAGTATAAATAATATTTGGAACAGTCCGATCATTTTAATACCTCATCTGTTATCGCCAGAGCCACCTAGCACATTTCTAGTCTTACGGTTGGCAAGTTTCCATAAGTTTTTATCAGCTACAGTATCTAATGAGTAGCCAAGTTCTGTGGATAGCATTGCTAAGTACCACATTACATCACCAAGTTCATGTATAATGTTGTCTGGTGATGATCCGTCACGTATTACTTTTTTAACTTTATTAGCTACTTCTCCAGCTTCTCCAGTTAACCCCAGAGCAAGATACTCTAGGGCTTT